GTCAACATCGACACTGGAACGAAACTGCCTTCCGGCTACATGTTGAAAGACCCGGCTAACCAGGCTCTTGGCGTGGTGCCGATCCCGGGCGGCCCAGCAACGCAGCTTCCGAGCGAAGCGGCGGGCCGTATCGGTCTGGCGGATTCCTTCTTGGGTAATTTCGATGCCATCAGGAAGAAGGTTGACGAGGGCCAAGTTACTGGTCCTATCGACCGCTTCCGGGCAACCAACGATTCCAGCTATG